ATCCGTACGCTGAAGAAATACCTTGACGGTGAGGCTGGAGCAGATCCGCACGCTAAGTTCCCCGACGAGATCTGGTATGTGGACCGGAAGGCAAATGAAAACCGTGCAGCAGTTGAGTTTGAGCTAGCCAGTAAGTTTGATCTTGCTGGTGTGATGCTGCCACGGCGTCAGATCATCGCTAATGTATGCCAGTGGGCCTATCGCGGTGGTGAGTGCGGTTACAACGGCACTGATTACTATGACATCAACGACAACAAGGTAACGTCAAGCGGCAGTGATGTATGCGGCAAAAGGTTGAGCAGTTGTAATGTACGGTTCACGCCATTTACGCTTGCTGGCTCTGTGACGAATGGCAGCACGTCAATGACTGTCGCATCGTATTTTAACTTCAATGCAGGCCAAGCGGTGTCTGGGTTGGGCATCCCAAGCGGGACCACGATCAGCGCCATCGTTAATGCCACTACGCTGACATTGAGTCAGGCTGCAACGATGACAACATCAAGCACTAAGACGGGCACTGTATCAACCACCAACGCAACCGTGGTAGTTTCAAGCAACACTGGTATCAGCGTAGGGCAAGCAGTATCTGGGACGTACATCCCAGCGAGCACAACTGTAACAGGTATCGCAAGCACAACGGTAACGCTCAGCAATAGGTCGTATTCAATCGCTCGGGCGGGGACTTATGTTCCAACCTTTGAGACCTATTACTACGATGACTACCAGTCAACCATATTAACGGGGCAGCAAATTAACATAGATACGACGGGCCTATCTGCTGGGATGATTGTATTCGGCAGCAATGGTATTAACACGACTATAGCGTCTGTTGGATCTGGTGTTATCTACATCAACAGTTACGGCGATCTCTATGCAGATCAAATACCGGTGCAGTTATACTTCCTGCCAGCATCACCAGGCTCTGCAACCTACACCTTCACATCAAACGCCAAGTACACATTCCGCACACCTGACACGGCATTACCATTCGGCAGCTTCCCTGGAGCAGGGCTATCGCAATGAAGCTAACCGAAACGCTTGAAGCTCAAATCCTAGAGCACGCACAAGCTGAAGACCCACGCGAATGCTGCGGGCTGATCGCAGTGGTTAAAGGTCGCCGCCGCTATTTCCCGTGCCACAACATTGCAACCACACCGGATGAGCATTTCGTGCTAAGTGGTGAAGACTATGCGCGAGTGGAGGACCAGGGCGAAATCGTAGCCATTGTGCATAGCCACCCTGCTACCAATCCAGCCCCAAGCCCTGCAGATCGCGTTGCCTGTCAAAAGTCAGGCTTGCCATGGGTGATCGTGAATCCGAAGACAGAAGCATGGGGCGATTGCAAGCCCGATAGTTTTGAGCTGCCATACGTTGGCCGCGAGTTTGTCTTTGGTGTGGTTGATTGCTACTCGCTGGTGCGTGATTGGTACGGCAAAGAGTTTGGCCTGCAACTCAATGATTACGAACGCCGTGATCTGTTCTGGGAACGTGGCGAGAACCTATACGTTGACAACTTCCACCGTGAAGGGTTTCGCAAGATCCCGTTTGAAGAGTTGCAATATGGTGATGCCTTGCTGATGCAGCTTGGATCTAACCTACCAAATCACGCAGCAATCTATATTGATGACCAGCAGATCTTGCATCACATCCAAGGACGCCTGAGTAGCAGGGACGTCCTAGGGAGCTATTATGTCAAGAACACTGCCATGGTCTTGCGGCATGAAAGTCGTTAAGGTCTACGGCGCCCTGCGCAAACGGCTAGGGCAATGCCGCTTCCAATTCGAGGCTGATACGCCTGCTCAGGCCATCAAGGCATTGTGCGCCAACTTCCCCGGCCTGGACAAGTGGCTGATTGATAGCGAGCAGGATGGCGTCGGCTATCGGGTCACGATCGGCAAGGAGCGGATCGGTGAGGCTGAAGCTGCCGCCTTGCTGCTGCCATGGAGTGAGCGCGACGTGTTCAGTATTACGCCCGTGATCGCGGGTGCTGGCAGTAGCACAGGGTCCATATTTGCTGGCATCGGTTTGATTGCATTGTCTTTCTTACTTCCAGGTGCAGGTATTTTTGGCACCACCAGCATTTTTGGAGCAACTGCTGCAACCACTGGAGTTGCCGGATTTGCAACTGCATTGGGCACCGCATTTAGCCTGACGGGTGTATCACTGATTTTGGGCGGCGTCGCTCAAATGCTGTCACCTACCCCAACATTTTCCAGCTTTGAACGCGGCAAAGAGGCGGCACGGCTTGAGTCGTTTACGTTCTCTGGCATCACCAATACGGTGCAGCAGGGGATGCCGGTTCCGATTTGCTATGGTCGGTGTTACATCGGATCTGCTGTGATCAGCAGCGGCCTCGACGTGGATCAACTCGTATGACATACATCCAGGGTTCTGGCGGCGGTGGCGGCGGCGGCGGCGGTGGTAAGGGCGGCGGCGGCGGCGGCGGCCAGTCGTACGTCGCCACAGAATCCGATGATTCGCTTCAGTCAGTCCAATATGGCAGTGTTCTGGACCTGCTCAGTGAAGGCGAAATTGAAGGCATTGAAGGCGGCGCCAAGGGTATCTATCTTGACGGGACACCAATTCAAAGTGCATCTGGGACTGATAACTTCACCGGCTACACGCTTGTAACACGCAACGGTACGCAAGCGCAAGCGTACATCCCCAACACAAATGGAACAGAGCTAGAGAAGGGCGTCAATGTAGAGGCATCATTCACGGCGGCAGTTACTAGGACGGTCACTGATGTTGATGTCGATCGCGTGCGCGTTACGGTGCAGATGCCAGCATGTCGGACCATTCAAACCAATGGTGACATCACCGGCAACAGCGTTGATATTGAAATCCAAGTTCAATACAACGGCGGTGGATTCACAACTGTTATCGCAGACACGATCAGCGGCAAGACGACCAACAGCTACCAGCGTGATTATATGCTGACGTTAAGCGGTGCGTTCCCGGTTGACATTCGCCTCAAGCGCATATCAGCCGATGCAATCAGCGCACGCAGTCAGAATAAAACTTTCTTCTACAGCTACACAGAAATCATTGACGAGAAGCTGCGTTATCCCAACAGCGCACTATCGTTCCTGCGATTTGACAGCCGCCAATTCAGTAGTATCCCATCCCGTAAATACTTGGTGCGTGGCATCAAAGTACAGTTGCCAAGCAATGCCACGGTAGATACCACAACCTACCTTGGCCGCGTCACCTATGCAGGCGTCTGGGATGGTACGTTTGGTGCCGCTACATGGTGCGCTGATCCAGCTTGGTGCCTGTGGGATCTGCTGACTAATACGCGCTATGGGGCCGCCATCCCAGCCAGTAGTCTTGATCGTTACGATTTCTATACGATCAGCCAATACTGCAATACTTTGGTCAGTGATGGCAAGGGCGCCCAGGAGCCACGGTTCCTTTGTAATCTGTTTCTTAATAGCCGCGATGAAGTTTACAACGTCATCCAAGAGTTTACGGCGCTGTTCCGTGGCATTGTTTACTACGGCGCTGGCACATTGGTGGTTAGCCAGGACAAGCCATCTGATCCGCAGTACGTCATCACGGCAGCCAACGTAATCGACGGCATCTTCAACTACTCGGGCACATCACAGAAGGCGCGTGCCACTACGGCAACCATCGGCTACCAGACCTATGAGGGCCTGGGCGAGGTTGAGTTTGAATACGTCGAGGATGCTGCGGCAATTGCCAAGTACGGCATCATCAACCGTGATTTCAAGCTGCTCGGTTGCTACAGCCAAGGGCAAGCCGCTCGCGCTGGTAAGTGGATGCTGCTGAGCGAGCAGAACCTCACGGAGACCGTCACCTTTGCCGTCTCAATCGACAGCGGGATCGTGCTGCGCCCTGGCATGGTGGTCAACGTTGCAGACCCCCTCAAGGCTGGCTCACGGCGCGGTGGCAGGATCAGCAGTGCAACGACAACAGCCGTCACAATCGACAGCACCGAAAGCCTCAGCGTTACCGTGGCAAACAGCGCCACGCTTAAGGTGATGATGCCAACCGGATTGGTTGAGACGCGCAATATCAGCAGCATTGTTGGTCGCGTCATCACTGTTACGTCCGCATTTAGTGAAGCACCCAACTCTCAATCAATATGGTTGATTGACACAACAGACGTAAAACTGCAAACATTCCGGGTGATCACCGTTTCAGAATCTGAACCGGGTGTTTTTGGTGTAACTGCGCTTGCATATAATGAGACTATCTACACTTCAATTGAAAGCGACCTTAAAGTCACACCGCGCGACATCACAAGTCTTGGCACTCAACCAGAACCGGTGAGCAGTATCAATGGCGTTGAGTTTCTATACCAAAGCGGCCAAAGCGTATTGACTGGGTTTGACCTGAGCTGGATCAGTCCAGTGCAATATGTTGCTAGCTTCCGCGTTCAACATCGGCTGGATAACAGTAACTGGATTACAACGGAAACAACGTCGCCATCATTGCGCATCGGCGACCTTCAAGCTGGCACGTTGCAGGTACAAATCCAAGCATTGAATAGCCTTGGAAATGCTAGCGTCATATCACCTGCCAGCTTTAACTTAGTCGGCAAGACCGCTGTCCCAGGTAACGTACAAAACCTAAGCATTGAAGCAATCAGCGCCAACAGCGCACGGTTACGTTGGGACAAAACACTCGACCTAGACGTTAAAACGGGCGGCCTTATCAAGATCAAGCACAGCTCAAAGACTGATGGCACAGGCGACTGGAGCGATTCCATCGACTTGATCCCAGCTAAGTCTGGCACGCAAACTGAAGCGATTGTGCCATTGCTGGAAGGCGAGATCCTGGTGAAGTTCCAGGATGATGGCGGCAGGCAATCAACTGATGCAACAAGCGTAATCGTTGACCTACCGGAAACGCTAGGCTCATTGCCGATCGTAAGTAGACGCGAAGATCAGGACAGCCCGCCATTT